CTTGTATTTAAGTCACTTTGTATCTTTGCTAGATCACCAAAGGCTAACATCTCTTCTGTCTTCGCCCGCAAGTCATTCGCACAATCCTTTAAGTCTTTCTCAAGATCTAATAGATCATCAGCCTTAGATGCCATAGCTGCTTTATTCAAACTATCTAATTTATTAACATGATTCTGCTGATATATTATCTTACTCTTTTCAGCATCTAATAGCAGCTTAGTGTCTTTAAAATGACTTTTCGTATCTGTTGCACGATCCTTTAAGATGCTCTTCATCTTAGAAAAAATATTAACGTCAAGTAAGTCCTCGATGACTTCACGCCTATGGTGTTGTGGTAATTGCATGAATGGCACAAATGAACTTGACCCAAGAACAACAATCTGATGGAATGACTTATGATTAAGCTTTAAGATATTTTGTTCTAAGAACTTCTGATAATCTCTAGTGTTAGCACTCTGGTCTATGATCTTATCGTTTTGATATATCTCAAAGATGTTTGGTTTAATACCTCTTGCGATTTTAAACTTGTGACCAGATGTTTCAAACTCTACCTCAACCAAAGCACCTTTACCGTTAACCGAGTTAATCAATTGGTTCTTCTTAACATTCCTATGGGGTTTACCAAACAAAGCAAATGATAATGCATCTAACATAGTAGATTTACCAGCACCGTTATGTCCTACGATTAACGTAGATTTATGTCTATTCAAATCAATTGATATCTCATTAGCACCTGTTGATAAAAAATTCTTCCATGTAATATTCTTAAATGCTATCATTGGATCTCCATATCTACAGCTTCGGAATATAGGCTATTCATGAGTGATTTTAGTTTACCTTTATCTAAATCTGTATTAACTGATTGGATATAGTCTTCCATTAATTCTTGTGTGTTCTCTACATCTTCAAGAGATGTTTCAACGTTATCACCAAGGAACTCTTTAAAATTTTCAATGATCTTTAACTCATGAGTATTAATTGTAGCTAGCTCATCAATGAATTTGTCAAACTCATACGGGTTACACTTGTTCTCAACAATAACTTTAACAAACTTGTCCTTTAACGATGATACATCATATCCACCGTTGGTATAGAACATATCTGTATCATCATAATAAACCTTCTCAAACATTGTGATAGGGTTAAGAACTGCTGTCATCTCATGTGTTTCAGTATCATATACATGAAAGTATTTAGGATCATGTGCATCATTCCAAGTAAACTCCATTTGAGCACCAAGGTATTTAATATTACCGTGTTCAGATTGTGTATGATAATGACCTGAATAGACACTGTCGTAATGTTTAAATAATGTCCCATCCATGCCATGTGGTGCAGCAAATCCTTTAAGAACATCGAATCCTTTAAGTTCTAGATGACCCATGAGTATACCACTATTCTTTTTAATATAATCAACAAACTCAACGTAGTTCTCTTGGTTGATCCACGGTATAAGATGTACGCCATGTAATTCAGTGGGATTTTGTATAATACTTACATTAGCAGTATAGTAACCTAACAACTCTTTTAAAGAGGTGAGATCGTTTGTATTCTTATGGAAGACATCATGATTACCTGGAATGATATCCATATGAATACCATTATCCTTTAAAGGTTCAAGGAATACTTTTCTATTATGATTAAGTGCTTTAAAGTTAATATTCTTACGATGATCATAGTAATCACCTAAATGAAAGATGTTAGTAATATCATGTTCTTTTAAATATGGGAAGAATATATCTCTATAAAATTCCTCTTGGTATTGCATAAAGATTTCTGATGAGTTTCTTACACCACAATGTGTATCGTTAAGTATTGCTATGATCATATTAGTGGTTTCGTCTCTTATTAAATACGCAAATGAATAGTAAGTCTTCATCATCTGATGAGTTTATTACTTTATGAAAGGCCCCATCTGGAATAGTAAAGGTCTTTCCTTTCTCTGCATGATATGTCTCCTCACCGATTATCATTGATCCTCGGCCTGATAAGAATGTATAAACTTCTTCAATGCCATCATGACTGTGGCCGGAAGTTTCCTGAGATGGCTTAAGAGTTGTCGTTGAAACTGTAAGATCTTTTAGGTCTGTGTTATCTATAATTGTATATGTATCATTATCCTTAATTACATTACCATCAATTGGTTGTGTCTCTTGATTGGCAATAACATCTCTTTTCAAACCTGAAGATGAAAATCTATGATTACGGGTATTATATACAACACGCATTGTTTGCCCAATAAGTTCATCACCCGTAAATGATTTGTTGATATAATCAGAGCCAATAAATCTTATGTCAATAGGTACTAATTGTAATAGGTCCAACAGTTCTGATTCTGAGTTGTAGGGAATAATCTGATCAACTGATTTAAGGGCATTCAGTTGTACATATCTTTCCATAACAGATTGAACTGGGTATCTCCCATTCTTGCATGGGGCTACATTCAAGCCTACAATTAACCAATCACATTGTGATCTACATTCCTCTAACATTGCTACATGACCTGCATGTAACAAATCAAACGAGGAGCAGGTAAATCCCACGCCCTTAATTATCATACCTTCGTAACTACTCATACTGTAAACAACTCCAAACCCTTTTTCTTAACTTCCTTTTCTTCTTTAGCAAACTCTTTGATAGCCTCATCCTTAATACGGATCTTAGATATCTTCTCTCTTAATGTATTAATGAATGCGCTATCAACAGGGTTATTAACATCAATGCCAACCATGAATTGTTCTACATCTGCTTGTTCCATGAATCTATACTTAATGTCGGCTTGTTTCTTTTCTTTAATGATACGTCTAACAAATGCAAAGTAAGCGATTTGAGTGAAGTAAGAGAATGCATTGGGCTTACCAGTTCTTGTAGCAGCTTCAATATTATAGTTGTATACTGCTTTAAGACAATTCTCTACCCCGTCCATTACCATTTCATCTCTATAAGTGTATCTTACAAAGTTAGGTTTATGACTTAATCCTTCACATATTTTCATAAAACATGTAGCAATATAATCTGTTACTTGTGGGAGTTTATCGGGAGTGTCTTCTTGAGCTTTCTTATAAGCGGTGACGTAATCAACTACTGCATAAGAGAAGTCTCTGTTGTTTACGTAATGGGGTTTGTCTCTTGGTTTGATCTTTTCAGTCATGATATAAGTCTCATTAATTATAAAGTTTATAGATCTATTATAACATATTTCTTACTAAAAGTACACTAAATAGCTGTTTATTTTTTATTTTAAAAATAAGTGATAAAAGGGTGTACATTTACCGTAAAGTGTGATATAATAGACTAAGTAGTCGAGCCAGGATAGTACTATATATTTAATGAAGTACTTTAGATTCAGGTTTGATATTATCTTCTATTATAGTATTAAGTACTATTTTCATATACTGAGCCTTCATATGAGTATCTACAGGAGATTCAATAACAACATTCATAGCTTCTAATATATGTACTCTACCATCGGCAAATGGTATCCAAGGAGTTAAAACATAGTCATGTTCTGTATTAGTAGATACTGTCATAGGTTCTTCTAACCCGATACAATACTCATTATCAACATCATGTGTGTATGATATAATTGATTCACCACTCATTAATTTAAAGAACTTGATTGGTAGTTCTTCTAATGTGGTTGGTAGTTTATTATCTTCTTCCATATATGTATTTATAATAGCTCCACCTCGTGTATTTTAAATCTAAATTTCTGTTTAGCATATATCTTAATCCGTTCAGCACTATGGTTAAGAGTATAATTTTTACGGCTTTTCCAATGGAGATCATCAGCAATATCATATACTTTTGCTGGTTGACCTGTAGCAGATTTACGAAGAACACGTCCAATACTCTGTAATACTTTGATCTGAGACTTACTTGGAGATGCAAAGATAATGTTATGGAGATTCTTAATGTTAATACCTGTGGAGAATGTGCCTAAACTTGCTACGATAATAGCATCATTCTGAGTTTCTGTAATAGCTCTTATATCCTCACGTGTGTCTGCGTCTGTCATGCCTGCTACAAAGAATATTCTTCTATCTTTATGTGCTGCATCAGCAATCATCTTATGTAATGGTATGCCATGCTTCTCTACAAATTGAAATAGAACTAATGTATTACCCTTCTGATCTAATGCTAGATTCTTAATAAATTTATTGCGAGGATCATAAGAGACAATGTGCGAGATTTCATCAGGATATTTTAACTTGGATATTACCTTACACATTTCCTCAGGATGCTTCAAGAGCACCACTTCAATATCTAAATCTGATAAGTGATTGTCATCAATCAATGCTTTGGTACTTGTAACATTATATACAGGCCCGAACAAACCTTCTAATACTAGCTTATGCGTTTGTGTACCATCAAGTGTACCGGTTAAACCGAATCTATACTCAGCATTAGAACACTTCGTAAGAATAGATGTTAGTGATTTAGCTTTAAAGTTATGTGCTTCATCTCCTATCACCATACCAAATTGTTGAAAATATTCCTTAGGCATCTTGTATATGCTTTGCCACGTACTGATATAGATTTGTGTATCTGCATTCTTGTCAATACCAGCCATGATTTGGTGGCATACATTAGGATTAAACGTTTCGTCATCCTTGGAATAATCAGCAAAGTCACCATACATTTGTTTAACAAGTGATGTTGTAGGTACAATAAGCAATATCTTCTTACTCTTATTATATTCCATGAAGTATCGAATTAACAGGTATATGATTAAAGATTTGCCTGAAGCTGTAGGACTTACCAACAGTCCTTTACGATTACTCAATCCATATTTGACTGCATCTTTCTGGTAATCTCTAGGTTTAATATTACCTAGCGGTAATAGATCCACCCAATCTATATTATCATCAAATGGTTCTTGGTACGGTACTTCAATTGAATAGTTACGTTCAATACAGAATTGTTCTATATACTTTTGTAGTCCGCTGTATATCTTATTAGTTCTTAAATCAAGTAAGCGTAACTTGCCGTCCCACATCTTATTCTTAAATGCCGGCATATGTTTGTAACCGGGAACGAAGAAGGTAAAGAACTCAGACAGCTCCATCATGATACCCCTATCATCAGAGATAACTCTTAAATATGCTTCGTCAATCTTTTCTAACTTTATATCAATCACACGCCCGCCTCAAACTTCCGCCATTCAATGATATTCTTTATTTGAGAATGTCTCCATTTTATAGCATCTAATATCTCTTTTAGTGTTTCTATAATAACTTTATAGTACTCTAGTTCAGCCTGGCTCTTTTGTATATCCTTATCTGAATTATACCAATGATTTAGATCACCTTTGAGTGGTTTGTTAAGTCCATTGAACGGGTCGTAATCCCATTTTCTAATATCCATTTCAGATTGCGACATCTTCCCATTATAATACAACCACTTATCTTTAAGTAGGTTATCATATGATTGCTGTATTGTTTTCTTTTTGAGTTTGGCTACGGTAATAAGACTCAAGTATTTTGAGTGCAATGTAGCGTTTTTGATTGTTGTGTCGTCTAATTTAAACTGGTCGATGACTCCATCTTTTTCCCACATGTCAAGTATTTCTTGTATGTCCATAATATAACCTTCATAATATAGTTTTATTTATATCACTTAAAAAGGCATAAAACTTCTTGCCATACCTCTCGGTGAGAATTTGTTGGCCATGTTGCTAACCGCTCCATTCATTAAATACATTTGTTTGTTGATCACCGTGATGTTATCATTTAACTCGTGGATATGTTTCTCCATTGCTAGAGTTGTATTATTCATCGTTGTCATATCTGTATTGATAGACTCCATTGAATAAGTCATTGAATTCATATTAATTCTAATTGAATGTAAATAGTCAGAGACTTGTTTAAATGATTTGGTCCAAGATTCCATGTGAGAAACAACTACAAGACCTGCATATACAATAACAGAAGCCACTGTTAGTTGAGACATAGCTGTTATCCATAAACACCACTTAGAGTGACATGACATGTTATACTATTTCGAAATATGAGTAATTAAATGAAACAACCGCAGTTAAGTATTCCACGTCTGTTGTTGTTATATCAAAAGGTAATGATGAAAGGTTTGTAGGGTAAGCATCAATAAATCTAATCTGTTTAGTTAGGAGATTGGAGCTCGATAGAATATTAAGAGTTAAGTCTCTTACGTTAGCAGCGCTGTTATTGTTATTCACTTGATTATATAACCAATCATAAATCTCTTTATAATTGATTAGGTTCTCATCAACTAAGAATGAACATTCAAAAGCACCATACGTTATCTTATCTGCTGCAATTGCAATAGACCTAGATGGAGTATGATATTGTGCTCCGTCGACTGTAACGTCTGGGAGAATCATAGTTTGAACAGTAAATTCAGCTGTTGGGTAAACTACAGTATCTAACTGTAATACGAATGAGGTTGGATTTAAGTAATTTGGCATGTTATTATTTATACGTATTTCAGGCACAAAAAAGCCCCAATTAAGGGGCTCTCACGTTAAGTTGTTACTTACCTATTATAGGTTAGTTACAGCAAACGTTTGGTAGTACGTGTTAGCACCGTCAACACCCGAAGTAAATGGGTTATGAGTTACGCCGTAACGAGTCTTGAAACCAATCTTAGGTTGGAAGTCATTCTCACCAATTGTCTTCATCATTGATAAAGGAACGTATGGGCAGTAGAACATACCAGCATCATAAGCGTTAGTACCTTTATAACCAACAGTTACATAGTCAGTTGCAGCAAATGGATCAACATATAACTTGATGCCACCGTTAAGTGTACCAATAAATAAGTTACCATTTACATCAGCAAGACCAGTTGTTGCAACGTTACCATACTGAACTGAACCTGTTGCATTTAATGCAGCAGCTACACCAGAAGAGATGATAGCAAAGTTACCCTTACCACGTCTTGTAGCGATTGCAATTGCGTTTGCAGCCTTTTCAAAATGTGTAATAAGTGATTTGAATACTTCAACTTCCCAACGACCTTTAGAAGTACCAGTAACTGGAGTAGCATCAAATGCAGTAAATGCAACAGCTTGTGCATTGATTTTCTTAATCATCTCACGGTTAATTTCACCTAAGATTTCAGAAGAAAGGATGTTAG